GTATCTTTTCGAACCAGGATAACAGCGGTGCCAATTGGATCGGCGGCGGCTACAGCGTCTTCGGTATATTGAGTGCCTGCGCCAGCGGCGACATAATCGCCTGCAGTATCAGTAAGCCGTACGGCTAATGGATTGGAATTGGCAAAATCCAGGACTGTGGCTTTAATGGAGGCACTAACACCATCAAGAATAGCTCCATCGCCACCACTGCCACCAACAATTGAGACAGCCCCATCGACAGTGACTATGCCAAGATCACGAAGCGCTCGATCCGGTAGCTCGACAATCAACCGCGGTGGATCGAAGGAATCGTCTGCAATCAGTTTTTTTGGAACGAGTTGATTATTGGCGTCTAAGGTAGGAGAAACACCGCAAACCACAGTGCTTCCGGTTACTGGTTCATTGGCCACTATTGCACCGTTCCCATTTGATTCTGCAATTGTGCTTGAATCCCTTGATTATCCGGCGTAGGACCTGGCGAAGCACCCTGCCCTCCGCTTTTCGCGGCTGCGGCTTGTGCCTGCATCAGCATGATTGCTTGCATCGCTTTTTGAATTTCGGCGACTTCGCGATCGCTCTTGATGTCGTAAAAAGACAAAGTTTTTCGCAACAATATTTGAGAAGCTCCAATGGCAGGCATTTGCAGAATCAGCGCCAAAACTTTTTCCCAGGATTGTCTGCGTCCATCCTCCGTCAATGGTGAAAGCGATTCTATGTCCACTTTCACGTCAATGTTCATATCACCAAGATCGGAGGCTTTGATTTCCTTCCAGAGTCCAGCCACTCGCAAAGTCTCCTCCGTTGCGCCTTGACCCTGCAAATCAACATTTGTCTTAATCCAGAACGGCAAAGCCATGTATTCCTTGAGCGTCATCAAAATTAGCAGGCAAATCTCTTCCAGCCATAAACTGATTTGCAAGCGACCGTAGGTTTCTCTAATTCTGCTATGTTGCTCGATGATATTCGCCTGTGTAGCGGTATCGGCGAGCGGAACTCCCCGAGATTCACTGGAGGATCCTGCTATTTCCTGGAAATCTTCCCGGCTTTGCGGCAGATTCCTGGTTAGCGCGGCATCTAAAGGCGCATCCTGAATAGGAGCTATACAATCCGTGCTAGAAGCCTCTGCACAGACTCCGTCTCCACCGTCTTCGAGTTTATTCCATTCCTCCTGACTGAGTGCCGGAGTACGGATATAGCGCCTATAAAATCTACGGCGATGCACGCGTTGCATTTCCCGGGTTTCGTTCAATTCATTTTGCGGATGTAACCAATTGAACATTGGCGGCAATGGATAAAACTCATCCCAGATCTCATGAAATTTTAAACAGCTTAGAGGCAAAAACTTAAATTCCTCTTCGAGCAGAAACTTTTCTCCGCCCTCGATGAAGTCATAACGAGTCTTGCCCCGCAGGTCCCAAATCTTCCATAACTTCACCATGCCGCGCTGGCGTTCGTTTTCTTCGCTTTTGTCGGTGCTATCGCTGAATTCCTGCGTAATCGATGCCGTTGCCTTAAGAGTCGTCGTGTTCTTATAGCGAATACTTTTCTTCAGGTCTTCGGGATGATGCCATTCGTAATAACCGACCCAATCATTTTCGTTGAGTTCATTCTTGCCTTGAATCGATACGCGAAACTGTTTGCTGGGGATTCGCTTCACAAACAAACTTTCTCTGGAAATCATGCGATCCGGATTCATTACCGGATCGTTGCCGATCTTCATTTCCGAGCCATCCTCATGCAGTAACGGTTTTTTCGCATTCGGGTTATCGATGAAATCGGCTGTATACCCGACTTCGATCACGCCATATCTCGGAAATGCTTCTTTCAGCGCCAATGTTGTCTGACTTTTGAACTTCACAGATCTGTCGTCTAGAAAAGTATTGAGCGTATCTCGCAGCAAGCTCGCCCGTTGGTCCGCATTTGTATTCGGATCATCGGTCTTGGCCGGCCTGGGTTCAATCCTGACTTGTGGGCGATAAAATAATAAACTAGGTATCTTGATTTCTACGCTGGGAAAGCAGAGGTTAATGACATATTTCTGTTGGCTTAAGTCGGAGGTTTGATTCGCCCATTGGTGACCAAGATAGTAATTCTCCAGCGTCGCGCATCGATAGGTTTCTTCCCACTTCTTATAAACCTTATCGGCACTCTCGACTCGTTTCTGCCATTGCTTGACTCGTTCTTTGTCGGCGGTCCTGGCCATGGGCTCTATCTCACTCCAATTATTTGTGACTCTCTTCTCGCTTTGTCTCTCAACATCTCGAAGCCACCTTTTTGCTTGAAATCGAGTAATCGCTTATGATGCGCCGCGAATGATTTCATCGAACGCTTGCTCACTTCACCTCGTGCCAATGCCGGTCTGGATGCAATCCTATATCGAATCGTGTCATAACTGTGATCACTATTCTTCATGTCGCGATCATCGCTAAAAATTGGTTTCCCCATGTCGGTGCCTATTCTCTGCCGCCGCTGACTGCGCAGTTCTCTTATAGCATGATTGCATCCCTGCGGATATCCTTCATTGGCCTCAAGAAAAAAAAGTCTTGGGCTGCCTTTAGTCTTATAAACGGGATGAATCCTGTCCGAATCCACCCGCAAGTATTCGCTGATCCTATTTCTGGTTCCAAGCTCGTTGTTATCCCCAGCCATCCAGAATATCGCGTTCTCTCTCGGAAGATTCTTTACGTCGCTATATTCATCCGCAACACTCCAGCGCCCACCATACTTCTGGCTTGTTTTGTGGAAAATACTAGGATCCGCCACCGCGCTATTATATTCTCCGCGAAATAATTCTTCCGTTAGCTTCGTGATATTTTCGCGATGCTCTCCAATGAGCTTGTTGGGCATATAATATTCGCCCAGACACCATTCGTTTCCATCCCGATCCGTTGCCCACCAGGTACAACACGTTGGGCTCGCATCCCCATGATCCAATACTCTGCCAAGCCTGCACGTTCTCAGTAAAAATGCCAGTGTATCCATATCTCCAGGAATAATGCTTAGTGGATCGACCGTATGAATCTGTCCTTCCGGTATTCCCCATTCGCCCCGCACAAAGCGCCTAACGAAGCTTTCATCCTTTGCCAGCATATTCTCCAAAACGGTTGTTGGTAGAAATTTATTGTCCCGGGCATCCATCAAAAACATTTTGTATCCCAAATCCTTGTATTTCTGCTTCCACTCGAAGCTATCCGGATGAAATCTTCGATAAATCCAATGCATCTCGGTGTCTGGATTACACGCTAACATCGGAAACGTTGGAGCCATCGGCACGCCCGTTACAGGATTCTTGAAGTCCCATTCGTCAATCCCGCCGCCTTGTGCCAACATGATGTCCGGCACCGTTGCTTTGTCCCATCGTCCCAATCGCGACATCAGCATATCGAAAAGCTCTTCCTCTATCTCTTCCGCCTGATCGATGAAAAACCAGTTGATTTCCAACCCCCGGATGATTCCAACAATGTCTTCCTGATCCATGTGGATAAATAAAATTTCGCTGCCATTGTTGAATCTCAGGTAATATTCGCTATCCGCCCTTCTCCCGCCACGGTTCCATAGCTGCGGGTTGTCGCAGATCTTGTAGAACGTGCTCATCGTCGTCGCATCCAGCTCTTTGCAAACCTTCCGCGCGATGATTCCACGGTTTCCTGGAAATGAATCGCTCAGATACATCGCCTTCAAGCAATACGCAAATGTCTTCCCGCCTGCAAATCCAGCACTGCAACATTGCGGAAACGGCCCGTAATTGAACGCTTCCATCTGCACCGGCGAGCACCAGTCGATGATCTTTGGGTCTTGCTTTAACCCTTTGTTGACTCTATCGGCTGCTGAGCGTATTCGCGGCATCGGCTAGTTTCGCTAGTATCCCACCCTGCTTCTTCGTTTCTGGTAGCACTGTCGCCCCAGTTGTTGTTGTCTGTCTCACTGTCGGCGCTGTTTCCATCTCTTCACTGATCAGTACCGGGTCTTCCATCCCTAAATACTTGCACCCTTGGTTCCGCTCGCAGTAAAGCTTCCCCAATTCAATCGCTATCTCCAATGTGCTCGCTTCCACTACTCCGCTCAACACGCCTCTCAGTCCTGCTTTGTATCTCATCTGCCATTGTTTCACGTGAACTCCTATCTTACCTCCGTCTTACTTTTTACTTTTTGCGTGATAATAAAAAATTACCCCACCCCACTCTTTTTCTCGTACATATGATCGTATGGCTATGGGTCTAAACTCTCACCTATTGCCGGAGTCCCATTCGAGGGGGGAGGGGTGGTCGGTCGTCGAAACCCCGCGTTCAGTGCTGGTCTTAGTGTCAAATCCTTGATCGTCCGATAACATGTAATATGTAAACTGTCAAGATTTTGGATGTAGCTCATCACTCAAGACTTGCTGTGGTTGCGGGTCTTCAGTCATATCGGATTGTTCGGAGACCACAACATCTTGTGGTTGTAATTGCTGTTTTTTCTTACGCGCGCGCCCCAGGTTTAACGTGATTGAAGCTCCGCCTGGCAGGTAGAAGAATGGCTGATGAGCGGGCTGGAACGCCTCTGGGTGGCCTAAATCACGGATTCCTTGCAACCAATCTACCCTTTCAAGCGCTTTAAGGCTCACCATCAGCTGATCATCCTGCATTACGAGTTCTTTGTAGCGCTTGGCGCGGTGCTCTATCGTTAGATTCTCTTTGAATTGCCGATCGTATTCTTTTACTAAAGCTTGTACTTCATCGATTGCTGGTTTGGCTTTTGTTAGGTGACGAGAAACAGTTTCCTTAGTAAGGCCAAGTATTTCAGCTATTTGAGTATGGGTTTTTATGGCTGGATTAGCTTTGAGGGTTAGAATCTTGCGAGTTGTATTCTCAGAAACAGGGAACTGGGCTTTATTTGATCGGCGTTGACTTTTGCGAGCTTGCACATTGGAAGGCTAGATTGGAGAGGCAAGCACTGTCAAGCAGAAAAAAGCCCGGAGCCAATCCCCATTGAGTCCGGGCCGTGAGAAGATGATG